TGTCGCTCTGGGCTATAATAGCATGGGGGCGGCAGATGAAGGCACTGGTAACATTGATAATAATATAGCTATCGGCTATGAAGCACTGAGATTAAAAGCTGATGTGAATGCTAATTTATATAATAATATTGCGATTGGATACCATGCTTTATATGATGCTAATTATGTTGGTTCTGGAATGGTAGCTATTGGAAAAAATTCTCTATTAGAGCTTGAAGATGGAGATTCAAATACAGCAGTGGGGAAAGATACACTGAAAGCTCTTACATCGGGGGATAATAATACAGCCTTTGGAACAGGTGCCGGAGATGTACTTCAAACAGGGAGTAATAATACTTGTATCGGTCAAGGTGCTGATGTAGATGCTCAGGATAGATCAGGTTGTATTGTTATTGGTGCAGGTCTTTCTTTAAATACTGCAGATAATAATGTTGTTGAAATTGGCAATAATGATAATTCTATGACTTATGATTTAGACGGTGGTGATATAACTGTTACATCTGATGTAAGAACTAAGAAAAATATTAAAAACACAAAATTAGGATTAGAGTTTATTAAAAAACTTCGACCAATTACCTATCAAACAAAACCATCTTCTCAGTATCCAAAGGAATTTGGTATTAAAAATCCGTCTAAAAAATCAAGCGGCAAAACTTGGGATGGTTTAATTGCTCAAGAAGTAAAAGAAGTGATGGACGAAATGGGTATTGAATTTAGTGGATGGGAAGAAGGAATCAATACGAAACAAAGATTGGCATATGGGAAATTTGTAATGCCACTTATCAAAGCAGTGCAAGAACTATCCGCTAAAGTAGCGGCATTAGAAGCTAAATAACAAAGGAGAATACAATGGTGAAAGAAAACAACGAATCAAAGCCAAAAGATAAACTGATGTTGAACTTAGATGGTAAAGAGTATGTAATTGATGACTTAACTGATTATCAAAAATCTATTGTAGCAGATATTGATCAGTACAGGATTCAGATTACACGACTTCAAAGATGGGAAGCTGGTCAAATAATGGTTCTTAGAGAATCTTTGGAAAAAGAAGAAAAGAAGCCAGAACCAGAAGCTTCTGAAGTAGAGGCATAAATGATAATCCGTAGGTGTAGTCAAGGTCATCGTATCAGGCTCCATAAAAATACCACTCCCGGGATCACCCGAACCAAGACATACAAAGATGGAACTGTTGAAACCTTGACTTACCCTACGTCTGGATATGATTATTTTGTAGAAGTAGATGGCTCTGTCGTAAGGCGATCAGATAGTTTTAAGAATATAGAAGAATACTACGTTGATGAATGTGCTAAAAAACATGAAAATGGACATGGTAGAGTTCTAATTGGCAAGCATCATCTTATAAATGGAGTTGCTACATCACAAGCAGATTACCCTACAGACTCAAATACAAAAGATGAAATAAAAGATTTTTATGACAAACGAGGTATTTCTTATAGTTCAAGTGAAACTAAATCAGAATTACTATCAAGGATAGTATCTGTGTTTATTAGTAATCAAGAGACAAAGTATTTAAAAGTTAAAAGATGATTGGATGGTCATATGCAAACAAATGAAGTAAAAGTTTTTGCAACATTTATTTTAATACTTTTATGTATTTTAATTATTATTGCATCTTTTTTTGGATGTGATTCAGGGTGGTCAATAGGTGGTTTGGAAATATGACCCTAAATCAAGAAGAAATTCTAAGAGAAAAGGCAATGCTTATTATAGCCAGTAGAAAATGGTCTAAAAGAGCTTGGAGTAAAGTAGTAAAAAGATTAACAAAATGTTTAAATGAATGAAGATAAAGAATATCATTTCTGGATTGGTCTTATAATATTTGTGGTTGTTATGTCTTATGTTATGTCATGGCTGATAAAATCATAAATGAAAAGCCAGCTACAGCACGAAGTTATCGAACCGCTATCGTGGATGACAATTTTTCAGTACAACTTAACATTAAATGGCTGGGACAGATTTTATTTCTTTGCGGGATGCTGGTTTATGGTTATTGGAATCTTATCTCAAGGATTGAAACCCTCGAACAAGGGATGGCTACTTCAGATGCCCAGATTGCTGAATTAGTTAGTAAGCATATAGAAGATGAGCAGATACGCTATGCTAAAATGGAACAGGAAATTGAATGGTACAAAAAAGAATTAAACTTGAATCCGTTAAGCTGGAGAAAGAAAAAGCGAAAATAACTAAATGTTTACTATGCTCAATAAAGATGGAAAAAACTAAGTTTTATGACCACCTTGAAGATTTTCATTTTATTCCTATAAGGAGAGAAAGAATTAACTTCAAAGGTAATCTTGTTGAGGAAACTCATAGACAGACAATGAAAAGATTTAAGTTTAATCATCCTGAATATGGCACAGATGAATGCTGGTGTCCGGATTGTATCGGTGGAGAAACATTGGCAATTCTTAATAAAGTTGTATCAAAGCATGGTTCACTTATAATTAAACATAAGAATTGAATAAATTGAAGAAAGAAAAAAAGAAAGTAAAAGCCATGTCTTTTAGCGAGATGCTTGCAAAAATACATAATTATGTAGAAGTTCATAGTAAAAATAAAAAGAACTAATGATAGATTTTTTAGCAGTATACAGCGAAGCTGGAATGATAGGTGTGGTAGGAGCCATGTTTGTCTACCTTGTTGTTTCTTTAAGTCAGAAGAGTGCGAAGCAACAGGAATCGTTGGAGGATTTGCGTATTGAAAATAAAGGACAGAGTGAAACTCTTGAGAATATGGAAGGAATGATTATTAAATTAATAGACAGATGGAATAAGTCTGATGATATTAGAGACAGAAGGCATGAAGACATGATTAAGGAAGTTAATGACCTTTCAGACGTAATGATGGAAGTAAAAGGAAGTGTAAGCAGAATCAATGGCAGACATTAAACCTATATCAGATAACAGTAGCTTAAATATAAGTTTACCAATGATTATACAGGCTGTTGCTTTCATTGGTGCTCTTGTGTATGGGTATGGAGAATTAAATTCAAGAATATCTTTTCTTGAATATCAGGTAGCTATGAATGAAGAACATATAATTAGAATTGAAGAAGATGCAGACGCAAATCAGGATGCTGAAATACCTGCTGATATAAAACAGAATCAACGTATTGATTATCTTGAAAAAGAATTAGATAGAATAAGAAATGTCAAATAGTAAATCAGTTGCAGAATATAGAGCTGAAAATACAGCAAGGCTTGTTAAATTAGAAGAACGACAAATAAGTATTTTTAAAACACTACAAAGAATTGAGAAACATATTGAAAAAATAAATGGGCAAGTGCAGGATAATAAAACTAATCTAACTAAAATAACTACGGTTGGTTCTATCGGTATCCTTATTATGCCTGTAATAGTGTCAATAATAATGAGGTTAATATAATGAGTGAATGGATAAGTTGGGCAAATGCTTTTTATCTTTTAGGTGTAATCGTAGCAGGTTTTGCTACTCTTGTAGCCGCTAAGTATAAAAACATTGTCAAAGAATGCGTTGATGTTTTTAAGAAATTAGAAGAAGCTTATGCAGATGGTAAGCTTACTAAGAAAGAAAAAGACGCTGTCATGAAAGAATTAATTGATGTTGGCAAAGCAGTTGTTAAGGCTAAATGGGGTATATTCTAATGCCTAAGTTTGGAAGAGTGTCAAGAAAAAGACTGAAGGGCATTAACGTAAAACTTGTTAACGTTCTTAATGAGCTTATAAAAATTATGGACGTTACTATTATTGAAGGCATACGTACAGAGGAAAGACAGAAAGAACTTCTTGAAAAGGGTGCTACTAAAGTTAAGTATTCAAAGCACATGGAAGGTAAAGCAGTTGACGTTGCTCCATATCCTATTGATTGGAATGACCGTGAAAGGTTTCATTATATGGGTGGTATGGTACGTGGTATAGGTCAGCAATTGGGTATTAAAATACGTTGGGGTGGCGATTGGGATAGTGACGGTGAGATCAAAGATAATAACTTTGATGACCTTGTCCATATAGAATTAAGAGACTAATGCCTAAGCAGTACTATACTATACGTGATTGGTCTGGTGGCATAAATATTAGAAGAGACCCAAGAGACTTAAAGGAAAATGAATCTACTTCCATACAGAATATGTCTATTGACGCCTTGGGTAAAATCAAAACTGCTGGCAAGCTCTATCCTCACGTAGAAGATCAGGACGGTAGTACAGATTTATCAGAATACATTGTAGAAAGAACAGCTAACCTTGTAGGTTCAGGCGGTTACGGTTTATTTTATTTCGAGTCCGATCATGGCAGGGACAATACACAGACCATCAATGAAACTAAAAGTGGTACTTCGCTTGCGATTGGGACAAGTAATGGTGAGATAAGTTTTGTTAAAACCGTTACTAATCCAGATGATCCCGCTATGGATACAGTAATGGAAGATACCCCAAGGTAGTTATGGCAGTCCCACAAGAAGGATATATGTTACTTGAAGGTGGAACTAATAATGCCAATAGTACTATATATACCTCTGATAATAGTAATACTCAAAATCTTATAAAGATTGGTGATACTATAAAAATAACTGGGACTGCAAGTAATAACGGTGTGTTTTTTGTATCTGATATTACCACTGATGGTACTTCATTAGGTTCAAACGGGGATGTTTATTATGTATTAAAAGGGAATCCTATTACATCAGAAAGTAGTGCTGGTTCAACTGACCCACAGATAGATGTAATAAGAGCCACTGGTGATAAACTTGTAGCATTGGGTGACGTAGATAGTGCTGGCAACATTGATGTATGGTCATCTAATGCAACCAGTGATTACAGTGCGAAAGATAACGGATGGACTGCTGCGGTAATTAAGCCTACTCTTGATGGTAATAATGCTAAGTATATATATCACTTTATTGATGAGGCATTACGTGTATGTAATATAAATGAAGAGAATACGAGTCTAATAAAGTGGTATGGATATATACAGAGAGATCAGTTTGGTCATGTAAATGCTCCAGTATTTTCAGAGTGGCAAGAACACCCTAACACTCTTAACCCGCCAAAGGCTACTGGTGTTTCATCCACTGAGAATGGAAGTCTTACTTTATGCTATGTCAATTCATCAAATGTTGGGGAGTCGAGCGGTACAAATGCTAATCTACCAGACGATGAGCATAGCAGTACTGCAACTGGGGCTACATCAGCTAACACTAATTTTTATAGTGAGTATCGTGGTGTAGCAAATCAAAAACGTTCAGCTGCATCAACAAATATTAGAGTTCAGGGGTTTATGAGTTCTATGCTTTCAAGTGCTCAGAAAACTTTTTTTGCTGATTTACTTGATCCAGATGATAATATATTTGATTTTGGTGGTAATAATGGTGATGCTGGTACAACTGCAATAGATAGTGATGGCTTTGTAGCTTCAAATGCTACATTCGTCCATTCTGGAGGTACTGGTATATTTACAAATAGTGCGAGTGCGGCAGGTAGTGCATACTTAGCTATAGCTACAGTAGCTGGAGTAGATTATCAGGTTGGTTTTGATATTATTTCTGGAGGAAATAGCAATGTTCAATTTAGCTTAAGTAATACAAATAGCTGGAATAGTTCTGCTGAATCTGTATCGGTTGGTACGTCTGCATCTGCTGGTAATAAATTAAAAAATGCTTTCACTGCTGTAGATACTACTTCTTTTTTACACATTAGAAATATTTCCACAACAAGCTCCCAGCATTCAGACCTCGATAATATAACTGTTTATAGAAATAATGCTTTTGTTTTTGAAGATACAAGTAGTGCTATAAAGATAGATGAGAGTCAGTGTCAAACAGGTGAAGTTATAAGCATAGGTGATGATTTAGGCACAGCTCCAAAAGAGTTTTTATTTTGTACTAAGGAAGCTGGTGAAGATGAGTTCGTTACATACAAAAGGATTTATGGAGGTAAGCTTGTAGGTACAGCTCCTGATGTAAACAACCATGAAGATACTCCTATTATTAATCGTGGATTAGGTTTTAATATAGGTGTTAGTGATGGCACAGCAGATGGAGATTGGGAAACCGCTACGTATGAGTTTTATCAGTCATTTATTTATGATGGTAATCAGGAATCGTTACCAATTAAGATGAGCGATGGTGATGATGGTACTAATATAGGAGTTGGTACGCATACTTGCGCTGGTGCAGTCGCGTTACGTGTTTCTATATATGCTGATTTTGCATATAATGGTAGGGTAACTGGCGGAAGAATCTATATTAGGAAGCAGAATACTACTGATGACCTTACGTTGCTTGCTGATATAGATATAGTTAAGGGCGTACGTATGACACTTAATGGTAATCATGTTCCTTGGATGTACCAATCTGGTGAAGGTTACTATGTCTTAGGTAATGCAACTGGTAATTCTATTGCTCCTAATATAGATACGTATGAGACTATTAATGGGTTCTCTCCAGACGTTAAGTTTCTTTCTATTGGTGGTAAGGGAGAAATGTATAAGTCTTCAGTCATTGCTAACCGCAGGACGTTTGTAGCTAATTTAAAAATATTTGGTGGAAGTGGTGAACTTGAAAAGCATGGCGATAGAATAATGTATAGTGAGATTAATAAATTTGATACGTTTCCTGAGCCTAATTTTATAGACGTATCCAAGGGTGATTACGGAGAGTATACTGCATTAGAAACGTATGCAGACAGGCTGATTGCTTTTAAACATAACTTAGTTCATATTATAAATATAGCCAATCCAAGTCCTGCTAACTGGTATTTGGAGGATACTATAAAATACTTCGGTGTTAATAAACCATTTAGCGTTACAAGAACACCATATGGAGTTTCTTGGGTTAATGAATCTGGATGTTTTATTTATGATGGCAGTAAGGTTTCAAATCTTATTGAAAAAATAATTGGAGTTAGCGAATCTACTGATGATAATGCTTCGACTCCTGCATGGTATTCATTTGCTCGCGGTTCAGCTAATGTTAAAGATGTTATGTTGGGGTATGACCCAATGAGTAACTCATTAATTATGTTTAAATCTCCTAATAATTCATCATCAACTACAAATCAAGGTTTTATTTATGATTTTGATAGCGGTGGATGGGTTTATAATACACAGATATTTACACATGGTCATACATATACTAACTTTGTTACGGATTGGAATAATAATTTAACTGTTGGTAAGTATGACGCATCAAGTGATGTTGAATTTTATAAATATTTACCTATACCAGTTTCTACTACTGGGTGTATTATAATTACCCGTGATATTGATTTTGGATTACCCGGAATTATTAAAAAGATATATTCTATATCTGTAACATATAAATCTGACAATGCTGAGACCACTCCTTTTTCCTATGCGATTGATGGTAAGAGTGATTATGTTTCTAATGGTGGTGGAAGTTTTACAGGCAATCTTGTTGACACTTCAGATCTATGGGATGTTGTAAAGCTTACACCGTCATCACCAATATCATGTCAAAGTATAATGATAAGATTTAAACCGAATGCTGGTTTGTACCAAATAAATGATATGACTATAGAGTACAGGGCAATAAAAAATAAGGTTGTAACTTAATGTCTAATAATAGAGACATAAGAAAACTAATCAATACCAAGCAGGACGTTACTGAATTTAATGGTACTCCGTCTGTCGGTGGTATGTTAGATGGTCAGACAGCTATAACAAAAAGCAACAATAAACAGTTAGCTCTATATAGAAAAAAGTATGGTAAGCTCTGGAAGTCTTATATGAGTTATGATGGTAATCAATACGTAGAAAAAAATCTTACTGTAAAAAATGATATAACTATACATGGTTTTCCATATTTTAGAAATATGCCTGCCTTCCATTACTGGCAAAGTGCGTCTTCAGATGAGCAGGAATTAACAACAGCTAAATACGAAAGAGTAACATTTGATACTTCTATATATGATATTGGAAGTAACTTTTCAAGTAATGTTTTTACTTCTCCTGTGTCTGGTATTTATAATTTTAACAGCCAAATAGTTATCGATAACGATAAAAATGCAGATGCTGGGGATTGGGCTGCTGAAGATTCACTATCTATATCTCTTTTTAAAAATGAGTCCAATGCAGAACATACAAGCCAAACTAATCAAGTTGCTGTCAGGGCTAAAAGAATAAATTATGCTATAACTGATGTATCTTTATGGATAAGTATATCGGTTGATTTAAAATTGGAAAAAACCGACACAATCGGAGTATATTTTTATCATGATAGTGGTCATAATCAATATACTTTCTCAACAAATTTGTCCCAATATACTCAATTTAACGGACATTTAATAACTGCGATATAGATATGGTTTACACCCTTGAGAATAAACAGTATTATTATGTATATTATAAGCGTATAAAACCTTATATATTTTAATGGCATTACGTACAAGATCAACAGGAGCAAGAGCGGCAATAGCTGCATCACGTATAAGTCAGTCAGAACGTGAGAGATTACAACTCGCTGTTGACAATATAGAAGCTTCTATTAAGAGATATAATAAAGAAAAAAAATCTCGTAGTGGAAAGGCTAAGAAGTGGGGTTCTTGGAAGAAGTTATTCAGTGGGCTAACTACTTTAGCATCCTACGCCGCTAAAGTTCCCGGTCTTCAGCCTTACGCAGCAGTGGCTGGTACATTAGGTCTTATAGGTACCACCTTAGCTGGTGCTCAAGAAGGCAAGGAGAAAGCTGAGTATATAAAGAGCGCAAAACGTATTGATACTGGTTATACAAAACCTCTTGAAAATTTGTTATTTGCTGGTGAAGAGGCACGTAGAGTTACTGAAGGTGCTGAAGATATAAGAGAACAGGCTATTGAAAGCGGTAGAATAGATAAAGAAAAAGCTATATTAGATTTTGCTATTAATGTAGGCAGTTCCATAGTTAGCGCAGGTCAGGCTGGAGGTCTTGGTAAGGGAACTAAAGAATTTTTAAATAAACCTCTTGGTGAACAATATTTAACTAAGCCAGTAGAAGGTGCCAGTGCCTTCGATAAGTTATCTTATGATTACATGAAATCATTACAGCCATCAGTTGGCAGTTTACTTGGTGGCGCATCACCATACGAGCAGGATTTAGCCGCAAGTGCTGTTGGTAATTTGAAAAATATATTTTCTGATCCTATACTTCCTGAAGTTTCTATGCGGGGTAGACCAACGTTAGGTTCTTTTACGCCAAATTTATACGATCATGAATACTGGCAGAATAAAGAAGTTATAGGACGTGCAAAGCCTCTTTATCTGCGTGGTCTCAGACAGGCTCAAATGGGAAACCTATTTGGTTCTAATAAGCCTGTTAGTGGTATGTATACAAAACCGTTCTTTCAGCAACCTATATTTAATTTTACAGGTTTAAAGTAAATGTCTAACGGTACAGTAAATCCATACGAATATTATAGATCATTTTCTGATCCTTACAGTACAGGGCAAGCCTATACCGATATAGGTATTGGTATGCCTACTGAAGATTTTTTAGGTAAGACTGATCCTAAAACAGGTCTTACATATGGCAGTATGATACCTGAGTACGATCCCTACTCAGAAGAATTATATCGTTCACAGTTTTCTGAAGGAGTGTCAGGTGCTTATCAATCATCAGTAGGTGAGCTTGGAGGTATTACTTCAAGTGCAAGACTTCAACGTGGTGCTACAGGATTTGCTGGCGGTGGTGCTATTGGTGCTCAGGTAGGTGGAGCACGTGAAGATATACAACGTGGCTACGGTCAGGCTTTTAAAGGTGCTCTTCTTGATCTTACATCCGGTATACGTGGTGAACGTGTTGGTTATCAGGATCAGTTAGCAGAGTTACTTACACGTTTTCAGAGTCAAACAGACTATGATATATTTAGTTATACTAAACCAGATGACGGCTTTATCCCTACTGGATATACTGGCACACCAAGAGATGGGGAAACATATAAAGACTCTATGGGTAGAAATTGGGAATTTCAACCTGGAACAGGTTGGGTATTAATTTGAGTAGGAGTTAATATATGGCACAGTTTAATCCATCACAGATACTATCACAGCTACCACAGCGTAGAAGAAATACGTTAGTGGACTATGATCCTGTATATTTAGAACCTGAACAGCCACCATCAACTGAGCAAGTGTTAGCATCTTTCCTTGGAAACCTTGGTATTCAAATAAAAAATGCCTATGTACAGAGTAATAAAGATGCTCTTGATGCACGTGTTAAGATGGAACAGATTTCAAGTCAGAATGCTTACAGGGATGCAACGTTAAATCAGGCAAAAGCTGATAGTAAATTTAGAGAAGATACTCAACTTAATACAGAATCTATTAGTTTTATTAAGGATATTGATAACTTTGGTAATGTAGGAGAAAAAGAGTTTAGTGAATTACTAAAAGGCGTAAGAGGTATTAATAATAAAAGGGCTTTTCGACATAGATTTGATGCAGAAAAAGTGAAATGGAATAGAAAAATAGCAATAGAACAAACCTTAAAAGATAAAAATATTTTTAGTGCTACTGATCAAAATCTACTTAAAGAGTATGCCAATATAAAACCAAGTAATAGTTTTAGTATGGAATTAGATGAGAGGCTAAAAACAGAATCAAATAATTTAACTAAGTATAAATCTTATTACAGTGCTCAAGCCCTTGGAAAAGATAAGTTTTATGAAACTTTTCCACATTTAAAAGAAGGTATGTTTTTTGATAAGCTTATGGTTGCTGGTCCAGAATCTTATAATGATTTACTTTTAACATCATCTAAAGAGGCTCTGCCACTAACAAACTTTGAAGACTTAAAAACTAAAATATCTAAGGCAGATATTTTAGTTAAGGGAATGGCTCAATGGGCGACAGTAGAGGCAAATTTGAATTTTTCTAATGATAGGAGGAAAGAAGCTGGTGAACGAGTGGTTGAACTTGGGAGAAAACTTGACAGTATGAATTTGTTTGGTGCTGAGATTACTAAAGGTGGTGCTAAGCATGGTGCTAAGGTTGGAAAAATAAAAACAGAACAACGTATAGAAAAAGAAACTAAAAAGATTCTACAGCAAGATACAAGTGAAGCGAAACCAACTACACTAAAGGACAAATTAGATGTAGCACTTGGTCGTGGGGTTGAGCCAAAAATAGTAGAGGCGGAACCAGAACAGCTATTTAGAACGAATAAATTAACAACACGAAGATTTCAGAGGGTGATGAATGCAACTTACGATATGGATTTAAAATCTAAAGTTGCTCAATACTTTAGTAAGTATAGAGATGAAGAAACTGGAACATTAAATATACCCAAGAGTGTTTGGAATAGTCAAAAAACTATTGACTTTCTTTCGAGTGTTGGTCTTTATGGACTTGCTGAGACAATGGCAAGAGAACAGGGTATTGGATAGCATAGTAGGTATTAATGTCAAATGGAGATCAACCATTTTCTGGTTCACCCTTACAGGAACATGATCCATCTATTGAGCCGGGGGATATTCTACTACCACCGTTAGATTTTTTTAATAATATAAATTTAGTAGACGATGAAGAAGAGTCTGCTTTCGTTGTCCCTGAAAACTTCTTTAGCAATATAAACTTAATAGACGAAGAAGATGTTGTATCTTCAGACTTCTTCAGTAGTATAAACTTAGTAGATGAAGAGCCTGAAGAAGAATTACCACAGAAAACTAAGCTAACTAATTACGTCCCTCTAAGTACTATTGATCAATACGATAGATTTGTAGAGGGTGATCACAAAAATATGCAAAGCGACCCCGGTGTAATAGAACGTTTTGCAAGAAACTTTTTAGAAGGGCTTAGTCCCTTACCAGCCGGAACACTTGGGGTTGACTTCACAGAAGATATAATGCCAAGCGAAGACCTGTCTGATCAGGTTGCTGGTGCGGTTGGTCAGATTGCTGGATTTGGTGTTGGTTTATTTGCTACTGGTGGTATACTTGGTGGTTTAAAAATAGTTGGCACAGGTGTGAAGACTACAAAGGCATTAGCTGACGCGTCTAAAATGTATACACGGATAGAAAAGTTGCGTAAGAATGCTAATGTTATAAAGAAAGCTAAGGGTAAGTCTGGTAAGTTTAAGGAGTTGATGACACGTGCTAATAATCTTGAGATTGAAACAGATCAGATACTATCAAAGGCTGGAGTTATAAAAGAGAATACATTATTAGGTAAGTCTCAAAACTATAGAAAATTTGTAACTAAATTAGGTTCTGGTGAGTATGAAGTTGGAAAATTTATGTCACGTATTAAGGGAATTAAACCTCATAAATTTAAATTTGATCCAGAAAAAGGAATAAAGGTAGCCAATGCTATTGATACTGGTATTAATAATATGGTTGCTTCAGGTATATTTATGCAAAAAACCATACCGCTTGGTGAAAATGATGAGTTCTTTGTAAAGGAACGACTTACCAAACCATTTTTAGATGGGTTATTCTTTACTGCGGCTGGACTACCACGTGCGTTTGGGTTAGCGAAGTTAAGTACATTGCAGGGTTCCACTAAGAAAGCATTGGCACTTGAATCATCATTAGCTTTTAGTGCGGGTTTTGGAGCAAGTCTTAGCGGTGCTGGTATAGAGCCTACTGAAAATGCTGGCATTACAGATCATCTTATGACGGGTGCTCTATTCACAGCAGGTCATTACATAGGGGTAGGTGCTGATAAAATAAGAATTAAACAGGCAATTAAAGAAGGCGTAGAAATATCTATAGGCGATAAGAACGTACAGAAAAAAGTTATTAAGTCTGCGAATGAATCAATAGATGTTATGAAGACTTATTTAAGTACAAAAAGACCTGAGTACGTTAGAAATAGATTTGTAAATAAATCAAATCCTAATGAAGTAGTTCAGCTGCTTGGAGTAAAGGAAGCAAAAAATAAGAAACACGTTCTTTCTTATCTTGTATTAAATGATAGAGATGGAGTAGCAAATAATACATTTACGATGCAGGGTGTGAATAGGCAAGGTGTTTTAAACAGTTTCTTTAAAAAATATAAGAACGTACTGCCAGATAAGACAGAACTCTCAGTTGATTACTTTAAAAAGAATCCTTTAAACTTTAAATCAGGATTAAAACTAAGAACAATTAATAAACTTGCCTATCAAGACCATCAAAAACTTGCCAATAAGATTTTAAAGTCTGAAGAATCTTTGGGGATGTCAAAAAAAGATGCGAGTATGCTTAAGAGGCGTGCCTTTACTAAATCATTTGGAACTACAGACCGCATGAATATGGAAGAGATGATGACGTATGATAAGATGCTTAGGTCTAAAAGAAATTATACATCCATAGAAAAAGCACAACTGAATACTGCAATACCATTAACAAAGCCGTTGGATGTTCTTGCTGGGAAGTCTTCAACTGTAGGAGCTATAAGAAATTTTGTTAAGCGTGCTGTTTTTTCACCTGAATCAAATCTGAATGAGCTTGGAGTTGAAGGAGCTACACTATCAAGAAAGCTTGTTGACCACTCAGATACAAAAGAGATCGTACGTGGTAGATTTACTGTATTTATTGATGATCTTATATCTGACTTTGGTTTTAGTAAGAGCACTGATTTTGATGCACTTACCTACGGTTTGAATGATTCAAAAATTAATAAGCTTATACCAGAGGGTAGCGTTGCAAAGCTTGGGGATAAGAAAAAACTTGCCAAACTGAGTAAGAAACAAAGAGATTTCATGGATAATACTTTTCTGCTTGGGGTAAGAAATAATGTTGAGGCAAGAGTTGATGCTCGTAGTGGTAAGAAGGGTAAGGATATATTTAAACCATTGCTTACTGTTTTTGATACAGCAGGTAACAAGGTTAAAGTTGCAGATGAATCTTTTGATAATGGAGATATGTTAAAGATATTAAAGAAGAGGAAATCATTTGTCACAAATACTGATGGTAAGAAAGTTAAAGTAGATATAAATAAAACATTATCAGAGTCTTTGTATGAAGAAAATTATGTTCCAAGATTTCTTACTGATGGAGGTAAAACATTTTTTAAGAAAAACAGAGATCAGTTCATTTCAATATTAGAGGCACAGAATCCCGGCGTTTCTAAAAAAGACCTTGCTGTATTAATAAATAATTACATTGAATTTGCAGAAAGCAACAAACCTCTTGGTATATTGAACACAAGAAAATTTGACATACCCCCTTACGCTCTTGTTGAAAAAGGTACTAATGCAATGATACAACTTGATGAAGTTCCTAACATATCTAAGGTTAAAATAGGTTCATCAATTACAGATATTGATGGTAGGGAACGTGTTATTGGTGAGGTTATAGAGTTTTATGAAAAAGATTTTTCAACAATAATGCAGAAGTATTCTAATCAGGTATCAAATTCAGTTGCACTATTCAGAAACTTTGATGCTGATGGAGTTTCCGGTAAGATAGCGTCACCATTGCTGGTAAAGTTACGTAATAATTATGATAGGGATACTTACAACTGGGCTAAGGAAGTTGTAAAACTTTCATTAGGCGGTGAGGATATAACCCCTTGGACTCAATCTGGTAAGTTTGTAAGCAAAGCTTTAGCTAATGTTTATTTATCAGGTCCGAGTGCTGTTATAAAAAACTTTATGACAGGTCAGACACAAAATATTACATCGTATGGTTTCGGGAAAGTTTTTAAATCTTATTATAATATTCTTACGGGAGATTACAGTAAATACAAAAGACTAACCAATGAAATTGGAGCACTTAGCGGTAATATTGATGAGCTTTCAATGGAATTTAAAACCCCTACTGGTAAAGCATTTGGTCTACTGTCACAGCCATTCAAAGTTATAGAGAAATTTAATCGTAGGGCATCTGTAGCAGTTACAGACTCAGCCATAAGGGATTCATTTGATTTGTTATTAAATAAAAAGAGTGCCTTCTTTAAAAGTAAGCGGTCAGCACGTGACGCTTTAAGAAATGCAATGAAGATACAAAATGAAGACATAGATTATATGATGTCTAAGCTAAGATCAAAAAACTTTGACAATCTTGTACTGACTGATGGTAAGTTTAGAGACTTATACAAACGTGCGCTGTATAAATCACAAGCTTCAACGCAGGGTGTTACTAAACTTCCATATATCCCATTATGGATGGCTAAAGGTGCATCAAAACCACTTACATTATTTTATAGAACTGCTTATCGTGTCACAGAAAACACATATAACCGTGCTATACTTCCCCTTGTTGTTGACGGTAACCCATTCCCGATGATGAAGTTTGCTGCCATGTCTGGTTTAACTGGTAAAACTGTGTATGATTACTATTATAATATGGCACTTGGTAAAGATTTAATAGGTAAAGATTTTAAAGATAAAGAGATGGAGTTTATTGATTATGCCGTAAAGGGAGAAATGCTTGGTGTATTCAGTAATCTATATGATAACTATGGTAACAATGTAATAGATGGATACATACCAGTACCAATAGAGTTTGGGTTTGAGTTTTTAAATTTTATTAAGAATGAAATTGGTGCGATGGGTGATGTTGAGGCTATGAAAAGAATTGGTGTTGATTATACAAGAAAGAATGTCTCTCTTTTAAATCAGGTAATGAGTATATATGAAGAAAGAAATGAAGATATTAATAAAAAGTTTGATGACCAAAGAAGATTACAGTATCAGTTTGTTGATAAGTACCCATACTTAGACGGAAAAAGAAAGAGTTCTTTTGCGGCTCTTATTAGCAAGGGTGAGATAAATGAAAATGCTTTTTGGGTTAAGATTCTAAAAGAATCACTACTGTCAAATGGGCGTATGGGTGGAGATATACAGCAACTTAAAAATGATTTTATAAAAACCCGATCATTTCTTGTACATGAGGAGTTTAAACGCAGGGGGGCTAAAGGTGATGAATTTGCAGTAAGTGACGTTATAAAGGAAATTAATAGTAGAATTAGATCATCTATTAAAGTTTCAATGCGACCCTATCCTGAAGATTGGGATGATCAAGCTGGCGGTCAATTATTTTATAAGGCTTTTACAGACCAATTATCTGAAGAACATAAGAAAGATACAAAAGAGTTGATGGAAATATTTTATAAACGTATGGATTTACTTGATGAAATGTTTACAATGGAAGAACTAAATAAGTTTAATCCATAGTATTAAATAGGCACATCAAGGAAATCTTTATACCACCTACGCTTTGAAGTCTGGTTATTCTTAGCGTCCTTAAATGCAATGGACAACGTTATCTCTCCGTTGTATGGTATATAAACTACAGTATCTATCCCCAATTCTTTCTTCTGCAATGGAACAGCAACTACGTTACACTTACATGAGATAATATTCTTCCTGCCTGTACGCTTTCTCATATCTATACTAATAGAACCTGATGAACCTGAGCTTGGTTTGGTATGAAACTTAACCTGTATTGTTTTAATTACGTTATCTTTCATCGCAATTAAATCACAGCCTGTGTTATCTACTATCGGAAAGAATACCGTCCATCCTTTCTTTAATAAATCTATAGCTACTACGAGTTCACCTATACCACCCTTAGTAGTGGTATCAATCATTTAAAATTCAATGGGAAGTTTCTCCTCTCTACATCATGGAGTACTTCTCTAAGTTTCTCTGCTCCAATACAATGATCGTACGTTGGGAAGAAGTATCGCCACTGACCACCGCCCATATTAATCCAGTAACAAAAGGCAACGCCATACTTACCTGAGGATTTCTTAAACTCTACACTCGCAGTTGTTTCACTTAGTGGTGTGATAGAGCTAACACTAAACGTTTCATTAGAAAAGTTGAAATCACGTTCTGATATGCTGAATTTCTTTGCTATGTCTTCAGCTTTTTCTTTTAGTTTTATTGCTAATTCTTTCTTCATAATATATTATCCCTTGTAACTTTACCTATGTTAAATACTGAAAGATATTTATATCCAAATTCAAGCCTTGAACCACCCTTTCCTTACTTTGTCATAATAGTAACCACGTTTAGGCATGACTTCATTGTTGATTTTTTTCATGTGCTTAGTCCTTTGACTATTACTCATATCCAGCCAGCAGAGGCTTAAATTATCTACCCTTATATCTACTGAACCAACCATTGCACCGCAAAACGTATATGTTTCCCATAGATAATCATCTACTTCAGGGTCATACGTAGACTCCGTAGCAAACACACATTTCTTATCTTTTATTTTACAGTAATCAAACAACTAAATTTCAGTATGTAACTTTTTCATAATATAATAAGCCACCTGAGGCACTATGGCGTTTCCGAGTCCTCGCAATTTATGGATTCTGTCTTTGATACCTGTTGTGACTCTGGGGATGTCTGGTTCTCGATCCCAACATCCAGCCAATTCGGTGGATACCCCATCAGCCAACAAACCCATTCGGGGTTCAACGTCCCACCAACCCCCGTTTCCGGTTCCACCCTGAAGTCCAGTCTGTTTGTCGGATCGTTGGCTCTTTTGTGATTGCGACTCCATCCTTTGTGATCGCTTCCTGTTGGAGTTGGAAATTTCTTCCATTGTTCTTGAATTTCCGGGTTTGACAGACAGTAATTCACCCCTCCCTTCGCCTTCCACGATTTGCTTGTCGGTTTTTCTTGATAATCCGATGCTTGTGGAGTCGGAAACATTCTCTCTGCGACCACCTCTTCCAGATTGGAACGATGCCCACCTTCTCTTATTTTCACCGGTCTTGTCATTTGAGCTCTTGGGGTAGGAAAAGTTTGCTTTAACTTTACTGCGGCTGGTAACATTATTTGATGTCCTTTTTTCTCTATCTTTCGAGCATACTCCCCGGAATCCATTACGTCCTGTTTGTATATCCCCGAGGTCGGGGTAGGCAACAATCCAGATTCTGGCTCTTTTATGCAATGCTCCCCGGTCTTGAGCCGATATAATATCCCACGATGCGTCATACCCGATTTCGGTAAGGTCAGCAATGACTCTGGTTCCTCCTCGAACAGTGAGCATTGGAACGTTTTCAATAAGTGCGTATCTGGGTCGTACTTCGCTAATGATTCTAAGCATTTCAACCCAAAGACCGGATCGTGTTTTTTCTCCAGTTTCTTCATTAAATAATCCTTTCCCTTTTCCCGCTACCGAAATATCCTGGCACGGAAACCCGCCGGTAATAAGATCAATGTTTTTAAACTGTTTTCCATCTAATTGTGTAATATCTTTATATACTGGCACTCCAGGGAAATTCTTATTAAGCACTTTTTCGCAGTATTCATCAATCTCGCAGAATCCCGCAATCTCAAGATCATCGCCCCAGACCCAACTGGCCGCCAGTGAGAATCCGCCGATGCCTGAAAATAGATCGAGCATCTTCATTTATTTGCCGAAAATAATTCATACTGATCAAACCTCTTTTCTGCTATTTTTATGTATTCTGGATTGAGTTCGATCCCTATCCATTTACGGCCTAATCTTTGGGCCACCCAGCCTGTTGTGCCGCTACCGAAAAACGGATCTAAAACGGTGTCACCTTCACTACTACCAGCCTTAATGCACAACTCGGGTAATTTGGGTGGGAATACAGCAAAATGAGCGTCCTTATAGGGCTTTGTGTTAATAGCCCATACAGATCGTTTGTTTCTTTTTTCACCATTTCGATAAGCCAATAAATTCCGTGCCTTCATTGTATGGTTGCCATCGTATCCTTTATTATCTCCTCCCCATTTGCCTTCATTTGGATAATCACAGGGTTCACTGATAGCATTATTATCATAGAAATACTTGGCCGACTTCGTTAATAAGAATATATACTCGTGTGATTTAGTGCATCTATCCTGAACACTCTCTGGCATAGGGTTAGGCTTATGCCATATAATATCTTGTCTTAAATGCCATCCATCAGCCTGTAATGCGAAAGCAACTCGCCACGGAATACCAACAAGGTCTTTGGGTTTTAGACCACTAACATTTGCTCCGCTTCTCTGGAGATACTTGGGGTGATTTTGTTTTGAGCCTCCAGCATGACCTCCGTCTCTGCCACTATTATAAGTGTCCCCCAAATTCAGCCACACCGTCCCATCGTCTTTTAATACTCTTTTTACTTCACGAAATACCTTGACCATGTTCTCTACATATTCTTCTGGTGTTAGTTCAAGTCCGAGTTGATGATCCTTTTGATAATCTCGGAGGTTCCAGTACGGAGGCGAAGTTACAACGCACTGGACTGACTCATTATTTAAGTCTTTAAGCCGATCTAATACATGCCCCTGGAGTATTTTATTCATCGATATATACCAGTTTAACGATTGCAGGTAAATTAGTATACCAGCGCAATGGGAATTGTTTGTCTGTAGCGTCGTCATCCCACACGAATCCATGCCTGTGGGGATGGCGCATCTTTTTAGGATACTGCTGAATGACGCCATTATGGTCATCAATCCGATGGGCTATTTTTTTGTTTTTTCGCAATGAAAATCCTCCGGTGCGGGTTGTAACTTATCGAAATATATCCAGCTTTTTTCAGCTTAGAAATCCAGTTTGATATTGTTATGTTAGTTTTTCCAAACAATTTGGCAAAATGCCCGTTGGAGGCAAAACAGTAGCCGTGTTTATTTGATAGAGCTTTAATGTCTCCATAAAGTATCTTAGCACCATCAGGCAGACTTCTATCGGCCCTGACCGTGGCCGGGATGACAATAAACTTGGCCTGTTTCACACCTAAAAGGGCAGATCGTCATCACTAAGAGTTACAGGTTCATCTGCTTGTTCAGAAAGTTCCTCATACACATAACCATTCTGTTCAGCCTTCCACCGTTTAATCGTCACATTAAATAGTCCGTTCATATTGGCGTCCTCATTTTGAATTTCTCCTGCCCCAACCCAATATTTTTTCGTAGCGGCGCGATCATCCATATCACCACTATATTCAGGGGGAATGTATAGAACCGCCCCTTTTTGCGAAGTCATTTTAGCCTTTAGGTTTTTCACCAGAACGAACTGTTGCTCTGGCGGCGTCCCTGTTTTTAAGCCCTTATCATCGTAACCTTCAGGGAATTTATCCGGCGCAGTCTCGGCGGCTTTCCGGGTGACTCTATCTGCCATCTCCTTTAAAGTCTCTTCCTCATCCGGTTTCTGAGCCACATCGGCCTGCTTCATCGACGTTTTAGGAGGGGGGCTGGGGTTAGTTGTGTTATTTATCTGGTCGCCAGACATGACACTATCGCGACCATTTGATGGTGTGTCACCCCAGCCCGCAGGTTTCCAATCGTAGGGGACTTTCCCCCCCGAATCCAAGTCTGCATAGTGTTTTGGATATCCATATAGGTCACGGCCGATTCCATACATAACAGCAGAGCGTTTAAACGCATCGGATGCCTGACCTTTTTCCTTCTCGACATCAGTTTCTATACCGACATCCATTTTACGGGTCACTTGTCCCTCTGGCCAGCGTATCGTAATAGCGCAGAACATATTGCCGGCGACTTCGATGTATTCTACTTCCCAATTAGATGCTCCTACAATTTCATCGAGCCGATCCTGTACATAACGAGCATCGATATAGGCCAGCATAATGGCGTAACCCTTCTCCTGATTTTTAAAGCCCACGCGAAAGTTCACCCGTTCGTGGGGTGTCGGTTCGCGCAGTGCATTCTGTATTTCTAAATTAAAACCTTCATTATTTGTCATTTCGTCCCTCATTTGTATTTATTGAAAATTTATCATTTCGTATTGATATTCTGCAACCAGGTGGTATCTCGCCGGTAGATTTAATATGCGCCATTATCTTTTTTTTGTCAGGTTTTACCTTCTCGGTATGTATCGTAAAATTTGCCCTGTTCTTTAAATTGCTGAAAAACTTATTTTCATCCTCTATAATCAATAGAGGTTGTTGCTTCCGTAATTTCATCACTCCATTCGGAAATGATTTTGTTTTTAATTTTGGATCGTTAGCCACCAGCCTGCTAAAAAACTCCTGTAGGCCAGCAGTCATGTGATCGATCGACTTTTCGTGCTTCGCGACTATCGAGTCACGCCATTCGCCGATCGCTACGATCTGATCTGATGCCTCTTGATTTATTTTATTGATCTTTTCTCTCTCTTTCGTGATGCAGTACAGCAAAGCATCCGCCTTCTTAGGATCAATGTGGCTGTTCTCCATTGAATTAACATCATCGTCAGCTACGTTATAATAAAATTCATCAAGGTCATTAGGTATATATTTTTCGCTCATTTAACCACCTCCATATCTTTAAATAGGGCCTGCTGGGGTTTGTTACCATCCATTCTGTCATAAGTACCCTCTAAAGCCCGTAAACGCATTGATAATGCCCCGATCCTGCTTCTGAAGTCATTTAGTGTGCCTTCAAGCTGATCTGGCGTTTTAGCATAAAAAAAGCCCTTTGAGCAACTCCCGATCGGTTCGCCGTCATCCCGCAACAGGCCAATCGCCTGCCGAACTACCACATCACCCACATGAAAGATCGACTGTAATTTCGACGATGTGAGTGGATTATCATGCCCAGAGTAGCTGAATAGGTAATTGCGAATGGCTGTTTTTTTGATCTTAGCCTGAAAACTCGCCTCTTCCTGATGCTTATTCACCGCTTTTACCCTTCTGCTTCGCGATAAACTCCTTCATCAACTTAATGATGACCGAACTGCCCGACTTGTTGATCCGCTTGCAAGCTATTAAAAACTCACTTCTAAGAGCCTGATCGTCACCAAGTAAGACCTGTAGTCTGAACCCATTTTTAGGTTTTAAGACATCCATTATTTTCTCCTTATTATATTAATAAAAAACTATGAGTATGATGATTAAAAGTATAATTATTATGACACCTCGTTGCCGATCGTCGAATTTAAATCGACGCAAAAGCTCCTCTGCTGTTACGCTGAGAACAAATGAAAACACAGCGAACATACCAGTCGAAATCGTGGCGATGAAGAAATTCGCGATAAATTCATATATTTTCATACCACATTATAATAAACTATCGTAAGTGTTGTCAATGTTATTTTTGTTTTAATTTAGCTATTGACTTTAATTGTTATAATTGTTAGATTAGGGGGTAACCCTTAACTAAATAAAAAGGACATGACAATGAAATACCCAACCAAAGAGAAACTTTCTCCTCTGGGTTCTAAGTTTGCCGCCGATGCCGGTTATACCGTGACGAGTTCAGGTAAGGTTTCTAACGGTAAGCGTGGTCTGAAGAGGTGTGAGTGGAAAAGCACCTATGATCTGGCTCTGTGCCAGTATAAAGCAGGTATGATCATCAAGGCCAGAATCAATGGTAAAATAGAATACAAATTCAAAAGCGAATTTGGACTGATGCCCTACCCATATATCAGGGGGCTTGACTTAACACATCGATTGGAGGACTTATGAGTTGGCAAAAAATGCGGAAAATAAGCGAACCCGATAAGGTCGATATTGACAGGGATACCGTCAAAACCCATTATAAGCAACTAAAAAAGGTGATGTCTAAAAACGGGATTAAGCTGAAGATGGCAGACGTCAGGAGATCGCTGGAATTGCAGAATAAGGAGGCCGTTTATATTAATGACCTTTATGAGTGCCGTGTGGATTACGATATGGATATCCCCCACCTTTCAATAAAAAACCACGAAAAGACGACCGAGATAAGCTGGCAACATAAACAATGGATCAAAAACGATATCGTGGGGGAAGAGATGGAAGCCTGTGAACTATTCCCTGCCGAATCCCGGCTGGTGAACACAGCCAACCAATTTCACCTGTGGTGTTTTCCTAAAGGTGTGATGAAATTCGGCTGGAACGCCAGAATAGTAGATGACGCTGAATTAATTACAGATCAAGGAACGAGCAAGCAGGACTTACAGACAAGGGAATAGAGAACGTTTAAACACTGCGTAAAAAGCCCCGTCGCTCGTCAAGGCTGGTGGAGAGACAAAACCTCACCTACTGATTTGCTTCGGGGCTTTTATTTTACCAAGACTCGCGAAAATTCAATCCGACATTCCACATCTGATGAGCCACCTGGGTGGCTGAGAATCCATTATCTGTAAGCCTGTAGTAACCATAATCGCCCTCAGATGTAGATGTACTGTCGTGGGTGAATATAAATGGGTTATGAGATCCAAGCGTTTTTCGTAAAAATCGCCCAAATAATGAATCATCATCCCAGACGAGGTTCGTGGCTGAATAGTCTAAATAACCTGATTCAGGGAATATATCTGAGTCATCCAGATAATCAAAATCAAGAGAATATGATTTACGCCCTGTCCGTTGACCGAATGTGTATGTAGATGCTGAACTCCCATCTCCCCAATAGTTTGACCACGCTGGAACCCTGTACCACATAGGAGGCCCGGAATGTCTACTATTTGAAAATGTTTGGCCTCCATAACTCTCGACTAAATCTACGCCATCATAATCATAAGCTGTCCTCGCGCTCATATTAACCCTTTGAAAATCGTGAAATTCTCCCCAGCAAACTGATCCGATGATTACATCCTCATCGAAGTTTGAGCCAGCTCCACCATCATCCTCAATCGTAATTCTGATATATTGATTGTTGGCTCCCTCACGGACAGGGTACTCAATAAGAGTCCAACCATCATAAGCCGGATCTATGTATCCAGAACCAGCATCGGCGGCGGCATTGATTAATTTAGTATGATTGCCTGTCGTCGTAATAATATGAGTCCCTGTCATATTATAGACATCATCAGCCTCAACTTTAATAACTGCGTCAGCAGATGCGAAATTATGGTTTAAAAAAGCGATAAAACTTGTGCCTGCCATCGCGTTGGGCGAAGCTAAACCAGTGTTTAAGGTAATCCAAAAAGCCTTCGTATCATGTGCTACCTGAATATAATTATTCGGATGCCCATCAAATAGATTCATTATATGGCCGGAGTCAAGTGTAACAGCAGTCGAGCCGTCATCCTGAATTAAATTAGCCCCTGGGGTGCTTGCTATATCAGTTCCCGAACCATAGCCTAAATTCCCCGGCGTAGCCCATCCCATCCCATATAAAAATTGCATAAAATCCACATAGGCTCTTGGCTTTAAAATTCTATTATAACTCATTATTCATCTACCTTTATTGCTTTAATTGATGTTGAATTTATTTTTTTACTGATGTCAAAAATCATAAAAACATCTGCATTAAATGCAGTACCATATAGTTTTAGATCTGATGGCCAGTTTGTGAATGTGATAAAATCTGTTATCTCAAGAGCTGAGTGCTTAGGAGTGACGATATCAAAATCAACAACCACTTTCCGATCCTTATAATGGGCTTTATATGCGTTACGGAGGTTATCTGCTGTAGTGGAGTCCAGTATGCAGTCAGCATCTAATTCGAGCGTCAGCGTTGAATTATTGCCGTTTACGGTGGTGCCTGCTGATGTGGAGTCTGTTACATTTGTGCTTTCCATCATTTTATCTCGCGCATAGTCATAAGCGTAATTAACAATGATTTTATTTCTGACATTATTTAGTGGGGACCGACCAATTCTTTTTATGTTAATTGAGTTAAAATCGACAGTATCATCTAAGTCCCATGTATCTGAGGGTAATAAAAGTGTTTTTATTTTAAATTTTCCAGACCCTGAAAACCAGACAAAACTCATACATTGACGGCATATTTTATTTATTAAGTCTTTCGAATTGATAAATTTATACTGTGAAAATGCAAATTTGATGTCGGCGACTGCGTCGTTGAATAGGAATGATATTTTACCTTTTGTTGATGAACCTGTCTGGCCTGCACCGGCAAAATCGAATGTCTCAATATCAATGTCTACCCCTGTTGTACTGCCATCAAGACCTAATTCGGTTCTCAGAAGATCCTCTATCATGTAAATAGGGTTCTCAATTAACGCGCCCGATGCGTAATTAGGGTCTGCTGATCCACCGTTCTGGCCATCTCTTGCTCCAGAATTTACCGTATCAATCCACGCCCCATATTCACGACCCTTCCCCGACACATAAACATAATCGGTGACATCCGGGGTGGATACAGTCCTTGTACGGGCAACTTTTTTTCTTATGGCCACACCGTCAGCCCCTTTTGTATCCCGGTAGGCTATGTTTGACTGAGTCTCTCCAGTTAAAATTTCATAATAATCTGTCACTTGCTTTTCAAAGGTTTGGCTTGGTGAAAATCTTACTTCTAACCCAGCCTGGTAAATTTCCAAAGTATGATTTGTACTTGTATCGGCTCCAGCGTGGAGATTAAGTTGAATAAAATCTTCTAAGTTCCACGCCTCCTTTTCTGCATCGGTGAACCAACTCGCATCTGTAACCGCCTGACTACCTGCACCAGTTCCCCATGTCAAATCTTCGTAGGTATGCGATCCAACTCTTACTCTAAATTCGTTAATATCTATTCCGGCTCCACCCGAATCCGGTGTGAAGTCTTTATAATGAATTACAAAATAAATGGAATCAATTATTCCCAAATTTGGCACTTTTGGGATTCTCCAATAAGCATCAACAGTATATCCTTTACTCCCTTGAGAAAGTAAGGAACCTGATGTTGTTAAATCACCATCAACGGTATTATCAAAATTAGAAACATCACCCTCCGTAGAATGTGCAGACAGAGGTATAAACACCCTCCAATCTACCCCGCTAAAATCGACGCGGTAGCTTGAGTCTGACTCATCTGCATTGGCCCCATTGACTTGGTAATAAAATCCATCCTTATATGAAAAAATATTTTCATCTGAAAGAGCGTTGACTGTAACAGAATCGGGCTGTGCATATACTTGCGCCGCCGACTTATTCCACTTATCTGTAATAATTGCCGGAAATTTACCTTTCGTAAAATGGTGGTCAAAATTACCAGATGTTCCTGATGCTAAAGCTACAGCATCAGCAGAGCAGTCGCCGTACATAATCGGGATAGGCTTGTCGATATTACCCTTCGGGGCATTTGTGTATGTGCTTGAGTCGACTACATTTTTCGGAATTTGATTATGGACTTTATTACTGTTGTCTAAGAGACTGAATTTTATCGACTTATAATCATAATCTATATTACCCGAAATAATACCTGTCCCTATCATTCGGGCCGCCGTATCATAAGTCCCGGCAGTATTCGTATTTAAGAATAGTTCCCATTTTCGATTAGCAAAATTATATGATGAAAATAAATCACTGAATCGACCGCCATTAATAGCATCAGATGAATTAATTAATGTCAACGACATTGACCCCGTAGATGTCGAGAAATCGAAAAAATCACATGACTGATTGTATTCACCCCATGATCTGACTATCCCGTAATATATATCAGACCCATCAACGCGATGCTGGTCGCTTACCCCGATAAAATTAGACGAGCTTGAATCATCGTTATAATACAGTTTTAAGACCCAGAAGGCTGTAGTGTTACCTAATTTTAACGGTTCACTTAGCGCGGAATCAAAACTGAGCATTATGAGAGCATCCACGGGGCTTGTTTATTGAGAGCAGGAATCAATTCATTCCTCACATAAGACTCGTCAACGACTCCGCCAGATATATTCACATTAACAACGCCACCGCCCTGTGGTCCGTTGATGTTTGGGCCTTCCAGTGGTGTGACTGCGACATGTTCCCGTTTATTTCCCTCACCTGTCATAAACATAGTCGGTTGACTGACTACACCTTCGAATCCTGTCTCAGCCTGTTCGATCATTTTTACATTAGCCAACCCTGCACCGATAGCCGCCCCAGCCGCCACAACTGCCAAAGCAGGCCCGACAACTGGAATCCCCGCCATAGCCTTATATGCGGCGTTAGCGGATGCATAAGCATCGACAAGAGCCTGAACCTGTGCCACTCTTTTCGCAGTCTTTTCGCTGACCATTCCAGCGTCAGCCATTGCCTGCATACTGCTCGCGAATCCAGATATCTGAGTCTGTGCAGTTTTCATATATAAATCCATTTTTTGTTTCTCGAACATTTTATCAGCTTCAGTCTGATCTGCACCTGCTTGTATATATAAATCTCTGCGCTTTTCAAGTAATTCAATTTCCTTAGCAAAAGTACCTTCAATAGATTCTGTCTGCTTGGTTCTGAATTCTTCCATGATGGATGCTCTTTTTTGCTCAGACATTGTCAATTCTTCGGTCTTGTCCTTCAATAAGCCTAATGATTCAGCCATTTCTGGGTAATTTTCAATTAAAACCTCATTAAATAAAATTTCTTGCTCCTTAGCCTTTACCGCCTCTTTCTGAGTCGCGAGCCATTCATCAAAAGTTTTATTATATTCCGCTAATTCATCATCGAGCTTCTTAGTAGCCTCAGATGCTTCCTCAGTCTTTTTACCACCTTCATCTGCCCATTTCCAAATCTCTTCATCGCTCATGTTATGCATTTTTTCCCAGAGATCATCAATATCTGAGGCTTTTAAATTATCATAGGATTTTTTTACGCTATCCACTGCCTTTTTATGACTGTCTAATTTATCAGATGTACCCTCAACATCTTTACCGATATTGTCGAATACGCCGACCAGTTTAAATACTGCCCCTGCAAGAAGTCCAATCGCAACTGCGACAGCCCCCCACGGTGTTTTTACAAAGACAGCATTGAAAGCCACTGTCCTGTATTTAGCCAAAAGCATGGCCCCATTATATAATTTTATTGCGCCGATAACACCTCCAAGACCAGTAGCGAATGATAACATCGATTTCACGGTGTTCGCATCAATCTCCCCAGCGATGTCAGTAAGCCCGACCACCATACTCGTCAATGGGCCTTCCACAAGCTCAAACATCCGCAGTCCCAAGCCCTCCATCGCGCTGTTTAATAATGTTATTTTTCCATCTAAATTATCAAGCTGGACGTCAGCCATCCCCTGAGCAGTGATTTCTAATTCCTTAAACGACTTCGTCAATTCTACAGTATTATCAACACCATCCAACAATATCCCAAAGGCTGAAACCGCCCTTTGCCCTACAAGGTCAGTCATTTCTGCCGTACTCAATCCCTCTCTGTTAAGCTGTTTAAACGCCCTATCTAAATCTTTAGTCGACTCAACCGGAAAACCTATTCGCTTGCTTAGTTTTGAACTTTCGTTCCCTACTTCGAGGAGAATCTTACGCAAAGCCGTTCCCGCCATTGAGCCAGAAATACCAGCATTCGCAAGCGTCCCGAGGATAGCCGTGGTCGACTCAACTGAAACCCCCACCTGCTTGGCTATTGGAGCGACATACGCCATAGAATTTGAAAATTTATCCATATCCAGCGCACTTTGCGAGAATGAACTCGCCATCGTATCAGTCACCCGTGACGTTTGACTGACATCTAAACCGAAAGCCCGTAATGTTTGCCCAGCTACAGCCGCAGATGTAGCCAGATCAGTACCTGTTGCAGATGCGAGAGCTGCCGTGTCTTTGGTTACTCCCCTGATTTCCTTGCTTGAAAATCCAAGTTTTGCAAATTCGACTTGCAAATTAGCAATTTCTGAAGCCGTGAAAACACTTGTGGATCCTAACTCCCTGGCGTTTCTTTCAAGGGCCTCAAGTTCTTTGCCTGTAGCTCCAGATATCGCCTCCACATTACTCATATTTTTCTCAAATTGGCGGCCTACACTAACCACACCAGACATGGCCCTCATTGTACCATAGAGAGCCGCCGTAGTTAATCCTAATTTAGCGGCAAATGCCCCCATAGATTTACCTGCCCGATTTGTTGAACCCTCCAGTCTTTTTGTCCTCGATTCCAGTTCTTTATATTGAGACTTTAGTTTCGCGATGCCTTTGGCTTGAAATTCAATGGTTTGCTTTAGGTTTGCCATGATGTTTCTTTAGCTCTCTATTTTGGTTTGTGTTAATAATTCCCCGGATAATGTAATATTTTTCAACCCATATTTGCGGAGTTTCACCATACCCACCCGGATATGCAGGCGTTGATGTTTGTTCTGCGTACATATATCGGCGAATATCATTCTGGAATTTATCACATATAAATATTGATGGGTTGCAGAAAAATGGCAATTGGGCGAAAGTGTCGATCATAGATCCATATATGTCGCCACTATTAAAGTCTAAAGATTCATCATAAACCTTTAATAAATAATCATTTAACTCCTGTAATGAATTAAATGATGTAGATTTTTCATTCTGTAATACCGATGGAGATCGATATGGAAACGCCTTGAATTCCGGCCTGCTTTCCGGCGTCCCCTTTAAACTGGCGACTACATTAAGCCCCAGTAACAGGCCATTTACTCCCCCAGAGTTTGCGCGTCTTGGATCAAGTTCATCAATTCATCTTTTTCTTCCAGATTCATCTGCTTGATTACGCTGTCTGTGGCAATCCCGTCTTTTTCTTCATAGTCCTTAAAGTCGCCACCGCCTAATCCGTACCGAATCCACTGCGTCCGGGCTTTGGATGAGTTTTTAATGGTTTTGATCGAGCCACCAGAAAAGATGACTTCAGGAATGTCAGTACATTCGTCCATTTGATCAACAGACATTGATTTTATTTGTACTTTTCGGCCTGACTTGAGTTTTTTCTCAGTCATTTATTTGTCCCTCCGTTTTAATAAGTTTATTATGACATGGTCAGCACTGCGAGACTGCCGCTTGCGGCGGCCCCTGTTGTGGCTGTCCACGGAATTTCAACGAACATTCCTTCATCGGAGAAATCGATATTATGCCCTGTCATTCTTGCCGATGGGATAGAAATGTCAAAATTAGATCCGTCATTTAATGCCAATGCGTAAGCGGCTGGTGTGTTATTTACCCAATCAGTAGAAAGTGCATCTGCCATATTTGCGTCATATTTCACTGTAATGGAGCCAGATATATCAAACAGTCCACCCCTTACATATCCATCAGTTTCAGCACTTGTACCTTGCCAGCCTACTCGGCTTGCCGGATTCGTAAACGTCATCGAGAAGTCGGAGCAAGTCACAGCGTGGCCTCCGACTGTTAAGGCGTTTGTGAAATCAAATAAACCTTTTTCATAATTAGATGCCGTTGTTGCTCCAGTAACACCAGAATCCTTAATAATAGGTTTATATCCACTCATAAACTGGCCACTGGCGTGCAGACGACCCGAATCCGTCCCCATCGACATCGAGAGCGTAAGGTTCTGAAGGACTGCCGAGTGCATTATCTGGTCATCTGAATCAAGCCCTGTCGTACTCGTAGCCGCTTCGAGTAAAATAATGCCAACATTATCAGCAGTGGTCGATCCGTGCGATAAATCTTCGTGTGCATCATGCACTGCGGCGTTTATTGTTATCGCGCTCGAGCAATCAGCCACCCCAGTGACCAAACTTAAGAGAGTTTGGAGCATAACCTCATTCTCCACCAGATAATCGAAGTCCCATGTCCATGTGCCGGAACCGTAATGACGAATAAAATCACCATCTTCATAAGCCCTGCGACCGGATCTTAATACAGTCGCCGTGGTGAAAGCACCATCGTAATTAATTCCGCTTAATTGGTTTAATCTCATAAATAAACGAGAACCTGACACAAAATCAGCATCTGCAAGGCTCCCATCTCCCCCAATCGCTAAAGCTGATACATCTTGCTTACCTACGATGACTTTATACTCTCTCCCTGACGCATTAGTTGCCATAACTATCTCCTTTAATTTTTAATAAGGTTGTTCGCAACCAAATAAACCATCTGCTTATCTGGTACACCGCTTAAATTAACCGATTCACCTTTTAAGAGTTTTTTGTGCTGTGCATCGGTTAGTGAACCCCTATTTTTCATAAACACTTTATAGTCACTTGTTGCTGAATACATTTTTTTATTTTTTGACTTTAAATCTTTTGCCATATTGATATCCCCTAATTTAATTTAAGATACTCTTGATAGTCTACATGAAAATGTGAATCTGGCAACATGGAGGCCGTCAACAGCTTCTTCACCCCCTGTAAAATCGTCGAAGGTGATCTCCCCGACCACTCCATCGTGCCACGGAAATGATGCCGCCCCATTATTGACATTATTAAATAGTAACTGATATAATCTCTCCGCGTCTGAATATAACTGCTCATAAAATCTTTCATCATTATCATCACCCATTGAATAAACTGCGATTTCTGTATTGTACAATTTTCTCCACTCCGTCGCAAATAATTCATCCGTTTCTGCACTCAGCCCCCATAATCTTATAGAATAAGATCCGTGATCGCGATATGTAGGAGATATATAAACAGTGCAAGCTCTATCGGTTGTAATAATGGAACGAACCTTTGCCAAAACATTTGTATAGAATACATTATTATATGTCGTATTGAGAACAAGGGCCATTATAATTTAAATCGCCTATGTCCAGCCCTGACATATCCGCCTTTATAACTACCTGCGCCTAAATGGGACGACCCCCGCGTCATTGTTACATTACCAGACTTGCCGATTCTAACATCTTCAGAAATCCCGTGAACTTCTATTTCCCATTCATTGTTCGCTGTCGCGGCAGTGCTGTCAGTTGCCCCTGAAAATCTTATCTCAAGACCTCCAGCGCATTCCTGAAAATCCCCGTTTATTGTTTCGGCAGTAATAATTTGATTCGCTTTTAAATCTGTTGCTGATTTCTCCCATACTGAATATGTAGCTGTCCCGATTGCCCCCGCATCAATAATTTTAACTTTCAATAAGTCGTATGTGCCAGAATAGAATCCCCGTGTCTGCACAGGCCGAACACCGCCAGACGTATATGTCACATCCCTGATAACACCATAAGATGAGTCTCCGGTCACCTGGTGAGGCAGTTGAATGTCTCCAGTTTTTAATCCGTTTAAATATTCCTCAGCCTCCTCTGTAAATGCTCCAGCTATTTCGCTCAAAGGATCATCAGATTTAATCATCATCGCCACAGCGATCAATGCTGTGGATCGTTTGATTATATATGGATAAGAACCTTCTCTATCAAGATTAATCTCAGAGGCTAAACGAGAATCCAGCTTGGATTCCACATACCTACTGGCGTTACGCCTATACCTCTGAGTAAATGTAGACGCATCCTCACCCGCTTCCATTATCATATCACTGGGGCTTGTTGCGCTATTATAATAATAAACAGCGTCCAGTGTAGACTCGTAAAACCACTCATCATTACCATTCACTACCCCACTGTTTGCTTCAGCACTGCCTAAATCCTGACCATTGGCGAATAACTGAGTAATTAAACCACAATTATCAGCTCTGTATAAATTTGAGCTGTGAGTCACCCAGCCATAAACGCGCGTCTTTGCATCCGTTGATTTTACTTGAGGATAGACATCGTATATATCTCTGTCTGTGCAATATTCGATAGTTGATGTTACTGCCATAAATTACCTCTTTTTTTTCTTTGCATAGTATGATCGAACTTGTTTTTTTGAATATGTTCGACCTGATGGGCTTTTGTATTTTCCCCTTTTTTTACCACGCTTAATTTTTTTAAACGGCATTAATGCTTATCCAGAACTTTTTTTATTTGCTCAACAAGTATATCGTCAGCTTTTGACGGCGTTAATTTTGTAACGATGCTTAGAATCCTTAAAATAAAGCCTTTTGTGCCTCTTTTTTTAATTTCTCTCTTAATATAAGAACTTAATAAGCTCATTTATTTTTCCCCGCTATTTTGTAAATAATTTTTTTTACAGAAGTCCACAATAAATCATCCCACTTTGTTGGGCTTAATGCCACCGCTTTATCGACTGCGAGCAGTCCGATGATTACATATTCCCAATTGTTAATCAGCCATTGTTCCATGATAACCTCATTTTAAGTATGCTAAAAGCCCTATGAATATACTCAGGACAGAACCAACAAAGATAGTCATGCCCCTCATAAATGCGTGACCTGTTTCCAGTTTGTTAATTCTGCCCATATTATGTGATAAATTACGATCTATTGATTTCAGTTGCATTTCTATATTGTCCAACTTCTCCGTGTGAGTGGCTAACGTATGCACGACATCAGTTTGAAATTTATCGCTCAAACGGATAACGCCCTTCTATACCATCCATAAAAATATTTTTCATACTTATCTGGCCGTTTAATTGTAATAGATGCGTAGTGCATAATTCTATACGCCTGAAAACGCTCAGTCTCTAAATTCTGGACAGCTTTCAGCGTGTTCGGGCCTATACGCCCATCTATTGATATCGCCCTGCCCTTACCATTTTTATTATTTGCCGCAGATTGCAATATTTTAGTAGCTCTCGACCTCCCTTGATTGACAACAGCGTCGAAAAAAGCCTCCTGCAAGTGTTCTGGCAATCTATCGCATTTCGACGGCTCATAATAATGCTCACGATAGATTTCTATCGCTTTCCGCTTGGTCAGAGCCTTGATTTCATCGGGCGGCAACCCTGTACCCCTTTCAGAGATGCCATATTTCGTAGTTCCTCCTGTATCAACGACGATTTTAGCACCGCCCTCGCGTTCTATGACGCTGTCAATAAAATCATTGAATTTCATGCAAATACGGCCTTCCCTGCCTGTTCTGTCCTGTCGCGTAAATAACAAGCCATTAATATTGGTTCATAATTATCTGGTCTTACGCTCATCATAGGATATCGTAGTTTCACAACATTGATCCAGTGGGCAGTTTCATCGTCAGGATTTTCTGGATATAAACCGAAATAATTTTTCCATTCATTACTGCTGACCACTTCGACATCCCACCGAAATGACTGAAACACCCCGAACCATTTACCCATTTCAAGTTGGTTATCTGACTTGAGAATCGCACATTTAGCTCTTAAATACTGATATTTTCTAATGACATCAATTCGCACACCATTATTTAATGGATGGATTGAGTGCCTGTTTTGATATAATATCGATATATATTCTCCTGGGGACACTGCAATGAAAATCATATTTCATCCCCTATCGTCTTAATGACCCCGTCATCAATGGTATGAGTACCGACGACAAATCTGCCATGCACATCATCATAGTATTTTTCGCACTGCTTCGTGTATTCATCTTCTGCACTTTTCAAACTATCCGTCCTTAATACAATCGCGCCATCGGCCCAGACGACATAACTTTTGGTCGTTGACGATGGAATATCATCATCAAAGTCGTAGGGTGCAAAGAATATTTTAATGTCCTTACCCTTGTGTGATTTCCTATATAAGATTTAAACCTCCGCCTCTTTTTCTATACTTTCCGCCACATCATCATCTGCTCCAGCCTCCTTCTCAATGGATGCCTTAAATACAGGTTCGGCAACAGATTTATAGTGATCCCTTATGATAACATTATCTGCCAGCGCAGTGTTTAAACGCCCTATCTCTTGATTATGATGGACAATCTTCTCACACGCAAATATTTCAGCTCCTGTCAATTCATTCGCTGTTTTAACGACCTTTACATCTCCAAAGGTCATAGTGTATTCGCGTGGTTTTTCATTATTATCCATTTTGTCCCTCTTTTTTTACATTAATTTTATTTAAGTCAGCCAGCAACAGTTCAAAATCTGCGACCTCGGAATCTACTCTGGCCTTTTCTTCTTTTTTCGCTTTCAGTTGACTTTGAATATTATTTACAGAAACAGTCTCAGCCCGATCCTCGAGAGCTTCGCCAGTCGCGGGGTCGAATTGCTTGGATATAATCTGCAATTCTTCATGCGACTTTTCAGGCTGGTGGTTCCTTAAAATATTTCCATTCTCGTCAGTGACCTCTCGGACTTCAGCCTGATCAATGACCTTCTTTTTTCGTACAGTTACCTTAGATTTTTCTTTTAATGTTTTATAGTTTTTCATTTGTCCCTCTTTTTATTCTCTTCCTTTGTTTAATTGCTTTCTAATGCTTCCACTTTTGCGGACAATTCTTGTACTGCTTTGACTAAATGAGCCACAATACCAGTAACATTAATTGACTTGCCGATGTTTCCAGCCTTTCCTTCTTCATCTGACGCTATATAATCTTCACCGCTAACATCATTTGGAAGTATTTTTTCAAGCTCTTGTGCGATAAAGCCAGAATTACTACCTTTACTTTTTTGTTTCCAATCAAAAGAGACTGGATTCATTTGGTTAACAATAGTAAGACCATCACCAATGGATTTTATATTTTCTTTTAACCCAACATCAGAAGTATCATTGAAATCGCCACTCATTACTCCACTTGCGTTCATCGAAAAGCCTGTGTTCCATGTCAGTGCAGAACCAGCAGTTACTGCGCTATCGTACTGAAAAGTAAACGTATTAGTTATTTTTTGAATCATAAAATTTGAGGCGTCAGACGATTTCCACGCTGACCCGTCGTGATAAGCATCGAATACAATAGAAACATCGTCATGTTGATAGTTTTGAAGCACCATCAATGGATAGTCATCGCTCGCTGTCGTGAAACTAATATTAGGCCCGGTAGCGAGGTCAGCATTAGCACCTTCGACCGACACTAATCCAACACCTACCCCACCATGAGGGACAGTAGTAGTCCCTATACCTAACCCACCGGCATAAACCTTAGCCCCACTATCCGATGCCATATATACTGCTGTAACAGAAGCGTCCCCAAGAGTGACTGAATTATCTGCAACTCCTGTAACCCCTGAGCCTATTACAGTTTGATTTGATGCGTTGTTTGCAGATGTGTCTGCACCTTTACCTATACAAGTATTATTACTCCCTGTGGTAATGACATCTCCAGCATTTGTTCCGAAGGCTGTATTATTATCCCCCGATGTAAGAACTTTCAATGTCTCTTTCCCCACTGCTGTATTTGCATCTCCATCTTCAAGCTCTTTACAAGAATTTTTTCCGATAGCAATCATTCCAGAACCAACATAATTGGCATCGCTTAAGGCATAGTATCCAATCGCAATATTGTTATAAAGATTCGAATTGACGTCAGCTTTTAAATTCAACGCATTCACCCCAATAGCTATATTATTGTCAATATTACCAGAACCTTCATCTGCCGCACCCATGCTATTATAGCCCAGAGCTACATTGAAAGATTCGGCTGATACTGCCGCCCCAAGAGTCAATGCGCCTATGGCAACATTTCCATCACCTGTTGTCATCAAAGCCGCAGAATTATAACCGGCTGATGTATTTGACTGACCTGTAGTTAAGGCTCTCGATGATTTAAACCCTAATGCAGTATTCTTACCTTGTGTGTCTGAACCTTCATAAGTAGCTAATGATTCAAAGCCGATAGCTGTATTACCATCACCATCTAAACTACCAGATAATGCCCCAGCCCCGAAAGCACAATTGTCCTCACCCGTCGTAAGTAACTTCCCTGCACCATGCCCATAGAATGTATTATCGTGACCACCCGAAGCAATTGCATTGCCGGCTAAATAACCCAGCGTGGTGTTCCCACTGGTACTGTCTAATCCACCAGTTCCACCACTATCATTATTCGATAGGCTGATTCGGGAGTTGGAATCAATAACCATTCTTGCAGTATTGGAAACTTTTACACTATAATTTAAAGCATCAAACACCATCGGTAAATAGGCACTACCACCACGATTATACGATAAAAGTACAGGGTTAGAACCTCCATGTATCTCCATACCAGAACCGGTAAGACCTGTGTCTGTACCAGCGTGTTTGACTTGAAACCTACCACTTAGCAATTCAACATTACTTTCAGCAGTCATCCTCATGGCTTCTGTCTCAGATGCGTTCCCATCAGTAGTATAAAAAACCATATCAGCACCGTTTTCACTTGCTGACCATGCGGCATCCGTAACCGCCTCAATTCTTGCACCATTAATCAAATTACTACTTGAATCTTCAGCACCAGCAAATTCAACGACTCCAAGTCTATGACCTGAACCCATAGCCGCACCATCATTAGAATATAATCTGAGCTTTGCTCCTGCATCTGCCGCACTTGCCACAGAATTTCTGACGTCTACATTTCCACCAGAGTCAATTCTTACTTTCTCTGCTAATGTACCATTTAGGCTTGTGTGAAATGCCATGTAAGAGTCTTGTGTGGATGCGGTAGCTGTGAATGATGCTTCCTTTCCAACAAGTATCTTACCGGAATCAACAGCAGTACCACCAGTATCCTCTAAGTCAAACCTCTGTGAAACAATGCCAGTCGTATCTGCGGCATCACTCTGATTCACTAAAATTGAAGCAACAAATTCAGCATCAGTATCCTTACTAATTGTCACCGCATCTCCAATAGCTACTGTACTTGCCATATCTACCGCACCGTCAATATCAACAACGTCTAAATTCGTTGTGCCGTCAACATCAAGGTCATCAGTAATAGTTACATTACCATCGGCAACAGCTAAAGCTACCTGACCATTAGTTCCTGTGATTGTGAGTTTTTCTTCACTCGAGTCCCAGATAAACGAGTCACCAGCAGTTCCAGAGTAGAAAGTAACGTCGTGACCAGACCCGTCAGTCCCCACAGTCAGCGTACCTTTCGCCGTGACCCCTGCTGTGCTGGTATTAACGATTAAAACATCACCGCCGTCACTATTGGCCCTAACAAGTAAAGCCTCTGTCCCCGTCGCGTCTATTATAGTGCTGTTTGATACAACAGATGTCAGATTGATGGACGCATCACCGCCGACGCCTAAATCGCCCGTAACAGTAAGGTCACCGGCGACAGTTCCGCCTGTTGACAGATTCGCAGATACTGATTTTCCTAAGACTGATTCTATCATGTTAGACCTCTACAATCCTGACTGCGCCAGCCGAACCCTTACCCAGATGATTGAAATATAAAGTGTCGCCGAGTCCTCGGGGGCAAGTTAAAAATACAAGCGTCGAACTGGGGATTATTAGATCATTGGCAATAGTGACATCTGTTGTTGATGCTGAAAAATTAAAATATAATTCCACGGCACTATATACACCGATCTGCGTCGTGGTTTCATCTATTGAATAGTGGATCGTGTTTGTGTTAGATGTGCCTCCGTGAGTGGCTACACTGGCGACTGTCCAAGCCCCACCCACCGAGATGTTCATTGCTTCCTGTACCGATCTCTTATGTATATCAGCCATAATTGACTCCTAATTTTTTATTAATAATCTATTCCAAACACCAGCTCGATGTCGCCAACGCTAAATGATGGTGTTGTGTTACCAGGATCGTCCTCGCTTTGCACCTTTGCCGCCACATAAACGCTTGTAGACCCAGATGCCGCCTGTAACATTAATGGTAGTTGAGGGTATGTTTTAGTCGCGCTCGTGAACGCTTTATACCCCTGCATTATCGTGTAGACCCTGCCCCCGCCCGGGTTTTGTTGTAAATTATCGCCATCTATATAAATACAACCCAAATTTTTTGCTGTCGCAAAATCGCTGTCGCTCATATTCCAAGCAGAATTCACTGTACCAGCCGATTGATTCACTTGAAAAAACCACAATGTGGCATCAAATAAGCTGGATGATTTGGAATTTATGGTTATGTTTATAAGTTTAGAAGCACCTCCAGCATAGCCTACAGCTTCAGGTATCTCTGTGGTTGTGAAAAGCACATCATTATTAGAATACTGAACGCCCGTGATCGTAGGAGTAACCCTGATCACAGCCCTTCTGGATGTGATGTTGTTTGCCTCTTGTGCAGAGTGCTTATGTAAGTCGATTGCCATTTTATCACCTTTTTGTTAGGCCGCCATTAAAGGACTTGACTTGTCCGTGAACAGGCTGATTTTTTAGGTTAAAGTCGTGCTAACAACTGCGCCTTTGAATCGCCTCTCTCGAAGTCGATATCGTTATCAGATAAATATTCACGGATGTCGTTGATCTTCCACGACTTATCTGGTTTTTTGGATTTACTTTTTTTTATTTCCAAAGCACCATTTGCCAGTAAGTCAGCACAAGTATCTTTCCCTCCATCAGTAGAATCATCAACCTGAAACGATTCCTCTTCATTTGGCCATTTAAATGTTCTCATATTAATTCCCTAATCATATTTGGGGCCGTGTTTAAACGACCCCAAATATACGTTAGCAAGGATTAACTTGCGTTAGTGAATTTGTACCCTCTTTTATTATCAGAGTCATCCAATATTTTGACACCGTAAAGCGTATGGGCTACTACTTTAGTCCCTAAGTAATCGATATCAAACTGGCTTTTCACATCAATCGAACGCTGTACAGCTATGGCACAGGCTGATTTGTGATAGATCACGCCAGAAACATTGGTTCCCCCGGCTGATAGAGAGTTGCTCATCAGAACAGGCATTCCCATTAGACGTCCCACTACACCAGTAAGTGCTGGGCTGTTTCCTGAGTTAAAGCCTGTAATGTCAGCCCTGACAAAAGAAGCCCCGAATGTGCCAGCAGGATTCAGCATATCAGCGTAGAGCGTTGGATTGACTACAAAATACACATCACCAGAAGTGTAATCGATGTCATTCTCGCCCAGATTCGCGATAGCCGCCTCAAACTCTGCGGCAGTGATCTGGTCATCTGTCGTCAATGTCGCTCCCTGATTGACCGTGATCAACTGGGCGGCGATATCAGAATCGACCTGTTTAGCCAGAGCGTAAGCCATAGCAGAAGCATAAGATGATATCAGGTCATAAGATGATTGAACCTGCAAAACGTCCGTGAACATCTTCGCGGAATAGTAATGCTTGTCGATGGTTAGCTGGGTTTCGGTTTCTGCTGGTGCGACGTAGCTTACTGCCGCTCCATCAGTGAGGCTTGATGCCGTCATTTTTGCAATTTCAGGGATATGGATAATTTTACCACTACCCTGAACGAGTGAGGAATAATCCTCAATGGTGTTTTTGAATACCAGTTTTTCCTCAAAATACTTGTAAATCAAGTCACCCCAGAGTTCTGGGATGAAATATTGAGTGACACCAGTATCAAAAACGGTTCCAGATGGTGTTGCCATTTTAGTTTACCTTAACTTTATTCGTAGCACTCCTATCGTAAGCCTTCACCATCTCATTAAAGTTCTCACGCCTGAATTTATCATCTTGCTTCATAAATGAATCAAGGTCATTAACAGTCCGAGTCCTGCCTTGTACGGCTTCGCCAGGGTTGGAGACTTCTGGAGATTGGCCTTGTTTTGAGAAATGCTCGAGTTGTTGTAATGTCATATTTTCAAAATGCACTCTATCCTCTTCTGGAATTTTCTCCATTATCGCCTCACGCTTCTCAGCGTCCTGTTTATCAAAGACGGAAAGCCGTTCCTCCATTGCCTTGTTTTTTTCTTTCAGCTCAGCAATGAGATCATCCTTTTTCCCCTCTGCTATCAGCTTGGCCTGTCGTTCCTCTTCCGCTTTTAGCGAAAGTTTCTCGTTTTGGCCTTCGGCGTCCTGCGCTCGCGATCTTAAAGACTGTGAATATTTCTTTTCCTTGTGATATAGTGCCTCGTAGTCTACATCTCCCTCTGGTAATGTAGTCTGAGCATCCTGCTCATCAACATTTTTTGTTGTTTCTTCGTTCATCTGAACTAATCCCTCATTTTATTATATATTAATATACCCTTAAAAATAATTTTAAGGGAAATCATTTTTTTACTTGCGTCTTAATGTTAGGTGTGTTAGAATTGTTATAGATATGATAAACAAACACAACAAACAGGAGCAAAACATGACTTTCTTAAAATGGTTTAAAACCTTCATCGACGAAAAAAATCTGCCAGTGCAGGAATGGGTAATAACAGACAAAAATGGCCTCGACCACTTCATCACATCAGAAGTCGTAATAGAAGCTGTGAAATCAGCATCCAAAGCAGAACAGGCCCAGATAAAAAACACCATCGTTAAAATAGATTTCTTAAACGGTAATGTAATGCACTTTTTTAACCACCTCGCCAAAGGTCTGGTAAATAACTATGCAAACGCATAGGGGAGATGACAATGAATTTTAAAAGTAAAATAGACAGAATCTTTAATCTTGCCACGGATAAAGATTTTGTGAAGTTTTGTGCTGAAATAGCCCCAGAGGCAGGGATCACCCCATCGGAGTGGGCTGATAGCAAAAAGAAAGTTGCTTTTATCCTCTCAATGGCAAAATTAACCTATGATTTCGCAGGAGGACGTTAGTGATGGATAATGAATTAAAAAACATTCTCAGGGCGTGTTTAATGATGGTGATGAAAACCGCTTTTATTAATCCGTCAAAACATTCTGATGAAGAAGGGTTTGGCTTGTTGCTGTCTAAATATTTTGAATGGAGTCCTGACTCTATTATGAAAGTTGTGTCTTTTGCCTTAGAGGATGCCAACTGTCACACCTTAAAAACCGAAGTAGATAACCTAATGCAAGATGTGGTAATTTAGCCTATGGCAAAAAACTCAGATAGCTGTCTTAACTGTAAAAATCTATTCACAACGGTCAGCAATAAGGGAGTGAAAATGCCTGATGACAAATGCAAAGCCTTCCCTAAGGGGATACCTCTCGGAATATTAGCGGGGGTGATTGACCACCATGAGCAAGTGAAGGGTGACAATGGAATACAATACGAGCGCAACAAAGCAATAAAAAAATCGAA